ACCATTGAAGCCGATCTGATCAAGGCGTACCCGCCGATGCTCTTCTAATGTCCTACTCGCAACCACTGTTCCACGGCGGTATGTACGGCAAAGCAAATGCCGTGGTGTGCAATGGTTGGCAAGCGGCAGCGAACGCTACAGCCCGATACGGCGAGGCGATGGCTTGGGCTAATCAGCAGGTCATTAAGGGTCAGATCGTCACGCAGGGTCTCTGTGAGGTCAACACCGCGGTACTGATCGTTGGTGAATCAAATCGGTGGAACTACACGATCAAACTGTGGACGCCCGCCGGCGTGCTTGGCACTGGCATCACCCCAAGCGCCACGGATTCGCGGTTCAGCTACACGAACTGCCGCAACATCCGCGAGGAATACAACACCGCGACCGAGGTGGACGGCATGAGCCTGAGCAGTCCGCCGGCGACCATCGGGCCTGTTGGCAGCAACTATGCCGGCAGCACCTGGCAGACCAGCGGCCTAGAGGCCGTAGTTCTGGTCTACGTCGTATACGACTTGTACGGCAAGGCGTACCCCTTCTTTGATCGACCAAACCCTATCCGGTGCACCTAATGGCCAACCTCACGCTCGTCACTCCCATCCCGCCCCAAGTCATCTGCAAGGGTGAGGTATTCGCCGTCTCGATGCACGTCCACGATGACGGCGCCAACTTCCACTGGACGACCGCAGGATTCACGCCCAAAGGCTACATCACCGTGGGTACGGTCAAACTCGAAGGCACTGGCGCAATAGTCAACGCTGCCGGCGGCACGGCTACGGTGTCCTGGACTGCGGCGCAAACGCTGACCGTAGACGCCAACGCGTGGGGCACCATCGTCATCTACGCCGACCCGACATCCGGCAGCGAGAACCGACACATCGCGACCATCTTCGCACGCATCACAGCAGAAAGCATTCCGTAAATGTACACCTCAATGTTTCGCAAGGCGATGCTCGGCGACACGGCCACGCTAAATCTCGACTTCACTACAGGCACGCTCGACTCGCGTTTGACGTTCACCCGCTCGGGCACTGGTACCTACATCAACAGCAGTGGGTACGTCACTACGGCCAGCACGAACGTAGCGCGCTTTGACTATGACCCGACAACACGTGCGCCGCGTGGATTGCTCATCGAAGGTAGCGCGATTAACTACATGTTGGAGTCGGTGGCATTGACTCAGACAGCGCTAAAGATGAGAGCGGTATCGACTGCTTCAATTACTGATCCAGAAGGCACCAGCAATCGAGCGCGAATTGTCGCGGCTGATGGTCAAACGGGATATCACGGTAGATATCTAGCCACAACCGCCGGAACCAACACCACAGTCACCATTTCAATCTTTGCAAAAAAGAACGGCTATAAATATCTCAACATATCCGACTTAGCCACTGGTAGAGCAACCGTCCAATTCGATCTTGATGACGGTTCTACTAGCAACAGCATCGGTTTAGGATTTGTCTCTGCTTCTGCAACTCCTTACCCACATGGATGGTGGCGATGTTCGGTAGTTTCCACTGTTATCGCGTCCACTAGTTACGCGTGGGGCTACGTTGGCGTTCCATCTACTGGCGCGACTTACCACTCTGCAGGTGCGCAGTACACCGGAGAAAACTTAGACGATAAGGGCATCTACTGCTACGGATTTCAGGTGGAAGGCGGAGCCGGGGCATCGTCCTACATCCCGACTACGACCAGTCAGGTAACGCGGAATGCGGATTCATGCGTCATGAGCAATATCAGTTCGTTGTCTTACAGCACCACGAACGGGTCGATGGTGTACCACGGTCGATTCTCCAAGATCAACGCAGCTTCATATCCAACGCGCATGGGATTCCTTACCAGTGTCGGTGATCAAGCGTTCGAGATATTTACAAACGGAACAAATATCTACGGCAGTATTAAAGACGCTTCCCTTGACAGAGAAATTATTCGAACAGTTGCAATCAACACAGATTTTAAGTTCGCCACCGCATTTAACACTAGTGCTGCTAGTCAACTGCGTGGCTGTTTAAATGGTGCCAGTGTCATTGGATCTACCACCTCCGCGATGACTGCTACGCGCACGCCGACTGTGTTCGGCTTCGGTCGAACCGGCTACGAACTTTACTTCCCGTGCGGCACGATCAAGGTTGCAAAGTATTACAACACCACGCTAACCGACGCAGAACTTGTGAGCCAATCAACATGAGTGACTACCTACTAAGAACCGCTACAGAGTCTGCCATGGTCACCGCGCTTAGATCCGCAGGGCTCGCGCAGGATTCGACGGATTACGACGGCTCCACCATCGTTGTACCGGCTGCTGGGATCTCCATCGACCACATCGGGCCAATCCCGCCCAGGGTCGACATAGACGGCGTGCAGACCAGTCCCGGCGATGCACGCTGGCATACCAACATCAGGAGCGTGGACGCGCTCACCGCATCGCAACTTTCCAAACTGTCGCAAGTCGCGCCGCTGCCAACCATCCCGTACCGCGTCTTCGCATGATCCACCTGGCACTGTTCATCATCCTGCTGCTCACCGGCTGTGCATCGCAGACGGCGATGATTTCGCAGGCAGCGACATCGAGCGCGGCTAGTGCTGCTCTGGCGCGTGCGTACCTGGTGCGGGCCAGCGCCGAGCTCGACAGCATCGAGGCGCAAGCCAACGCAGTGCACCAAGCCATACCTTTCGTCTCAGATGATGTCCATCCGATTTATCAAACTTTGACCTGGGCTAGCGCTGGAGTAATTGCAGTAGTCCTTGGAGTGATTGTCTACACCTACATACCACGGAAATAGCGATGCATGTCACAACTACACAATTGACGATTTGGGCGGTAGCGCTTCTGTGCACGACTTTCGCGGCCGGTTGTCAACTCGGCCAAGTGTTTCGCAAATCTCGACCGGTCACCATTAAGAAGGGAAAAAAATGATTCTCATTTCATCGGCGGAGAGCCTTATCGGCAGTCTTTGGTGGGGTTTGATGCTGGGAGTATGCGGGGTCGTATGTGGCTATCTGTATTGCCGTAAGCAGGGCGGCAAATGAGCCGGAAGCGCTGCTGCTGCGGTGGTTGCATCGATCCGAACTGTGAGGAGGGCAGCTGCGACACAGTGTTGGCGGACTGTGGCAGCCTGGGGCCGCTTGGCTTTGCCGTGGAACTGGAGCTGACTTGCCGGCCGGCATCGTGCAGCCGCTATGACCCTGGTCCTGGTGAAAAGTGTGGGAACGTAAACCCGGCGCTCGCAATAGGTGCTACTAGTGGGTGCTTGCGTGGTGGTCCTGGGTGGGAAGGAACTATCTACGAAGACTGCCCACCACAAGCGGTGCTGTACCCGGACGATGGCGGCTGCTATCCGACATGGATCTGCACACCCGTCAATCCACTGAGCAACAACAAGCAGGAACTGTTTCAATGGGCTACCCATTGGACGGGCGGTGCGTTTGCGTGTCCGGCAGGAAACTTCGAGAGCGGTTGTATTGGCGTTGATTCTGTTGCAGATCACGGGAACCAGGCGCTGACCTACGGCCAGATTCCCGTTGTAAAGACGATGAGTGTCGTTCCAAACTGGGTGAACTGTCCGCCACCAGATACAGCGCCACCATCGGCTATCAATTTCAGCGCGCTTCGGGAAAGCCGCGGCGTGTTTGGCAAAGCCTGCGGAGCGTGCGGCGTTGGCGCTACGCCTTGCTGCGATCCATCGGTGATCATTGTCCCGTGCGCGTGCGAGTGCCTCGGCGGTGGGCAGAAGAACTACGAATTACTCAGCGCCACGAATGACCCGCACGACGGCGTGGTGTACGGTCGGATCGCTTGGTTCGCGCCATGCGCTGGACCATCGACAATTTCGCGCGATGGAATTTGGTGCGGCGCTGGATGCACGGGTGACCCGACGCACCGGTCCTCCATGTTCTGCCTGGAGATCCTCGCCACATTTGCGGTGAGCACTGCGCCCGAAAAAGTGCCCTTTGCAAATTGTCCTGACCCAGCGACTGACATTTACGAGGGGCCCGGTGGAATCTACTTCATGCAACTGGCTAAGGGCTCGTTGCTCGGCACAGAGGCGGACGGCCGTGTCTGGCGATACGAACAGCGGCACGTCTGGGTGGTCTTCAAGCACTGCAATGACATGTACACCGGCGAGGGAAACAAGTGCAGGATGCAGCTTGGCGACTACATCCCCGTGAGGACTGGTGTTTGCGTCAGCGACATCTATTTTCCCAGGGGCTGCTGCAATTACCTGTACGAGAGCTGCGATCCGCCGTGTAATCCGGCAGAGGTCGAGTGCGCGTGCAGCGATGGGATATTCGATCTGATGAAGCGAGCCGGTTGGGACTTTACAAAGGTGAAAGTGATATGAAGTATTGGAACATCGTCGATGGCAAGCCGGTTCAAAGCGATACGCTGATCATCCCTGGTGCGAAGCCCACGCCAGGTGTGGGCGATGTGGTTGCCGGCGCCACCAAGGCGGTAGGGATAAAACCCTGCGGAGCGTGTCAGAAGCGCCAAGCAGCCCTGAACAGGGCTACGCCAGGATGGGTAGGAAAGATCCTCAGTTGGTTCAAGGGGTAAACCAAGTACCTTCCGGTCATGAGACACCGGGGCCTAATAGAAAAATTGGATCGCCAACGTGGTGAATGGTGGCTATGCCGCAAGGACACCGATCCTCGGGGCAAGTGGACGATTACGGCTGACCCGGGCCCGCAGTGGGACTGGCGCTTCAAGGTGGGCTTTAGTTATGAGCGCGCAGTACGCAGATTATTGGTGGCTCAGGATGAAGAAAAGCGCGCAAGCATTATTTCTCGGAAAGTGGCAGAAAGAGTAGAGCAAATTTCCGCGGCTGTCGATAAGATGCGTACTAAGCGCATATAGGGGGTGTACGTCAGGACTGCGGATGGCTGAAATCGAATTTAACGTAACAGCCAAACGTTATCCTGCACTGCCCGATATGCGTCTCCTTTGGAGGACGCAGCATGGACAGCAAGGACCGCAACACTCAGCGGCGAATGATCGGGGTAGACCTCGTAACTGACGGGCTACTGGAGGCGATAGCAAAGTACGACGGGTCGACCAAGGTGCACGTAGTGCGCCAGCTTGTTCGTTCGGCGGCACGTGCTCACTACGGAACCGTAGAGGCTGCGCTACTGGAGGTCCGCAATGGCTGACCTATTCACAGTTATCGCGTGCCTGGTGTCGGTGGGAGTCTTCCTGCTGCTGTTCCTGTGCCCTGAGCATGAAGCGTGCCAGCCAGAGCGGAAGCGGGGTGAACAATGAAGCGCAATCTAGGTAAAGATGTTTCGACCGTATTGGCTGAAACAAACATTCATGACGTTTTGAACGAGCACTTGCAATGTGGCAAGGGCGGTACATCGGTTCGAGATTACATGTGTCCGTTTCATCAAGTGGAAGGCAAGCCTGACGATTCTTTCAATTTGAATGGGTTGCAAATGCCTGGCGAACCCGGGAAATTTAGGTGTTCAGCATGTGACACCAAAGGCAATGCCATCGATTTTCTGATGCGCTATCACCACTTCACATTGGAGGAAGCCGTAGAAACATTGATGCGATCGAATCGAGGTGGATCGTGCTGAAGATCGATAAACAAACGTTTGATGAATTACCAGATTACACCTATCTAGGGTGCAGCGAAGCAGGTTTGTGGGCGCTCGTATTTCAAATGTGCCCAAGATGCGGTTCGACATGTGACAAAAGCCACAGCGGGATTATTGAGTTTTGCTGTGGGCATTCCTTTGACCCGTACGAATTTCACATCCTTGGTCTTACATACGCCGGCGTTGTGTTTTCCGTCAATGATTGCCCAGCCTTTATGTTTACGGAGAACACATGATCCCCATCCGCAAGTACGACACGGAGTATTGGCGCAGCACTTCGGCAGGATTGCAGCGTGAGGTGGACCACTTCCGCGACAAGGCAAGTCTGCAGGGCAACATCATTCAGACCATCGCACGCCGCATCGAGAGCATTTGCGATGAGGTGAGCGCTGGGCGGATGAATGAATCGGACGCACTGCAGAGGCTGAACAACCTCGCGCAGTTGGTGTTCCGGACAATCGAAAGCGAACAACGAGCAAACGCGGTCAAGTGACCGCACCGCAGGGGTCGGACGTGCTGCCGTACCCCTGCGGCCATTTCATGGAGGATGGATATGGAAATGCAAGAAGAGTCAAAGGTAAAGGCGAACGCCGCTGCTCGGCAGTGGTGCAAGGAAGCGATCAAGCTGGAGTACCGGTGGTGCGTCGATAGCAACAGTTGGTACACGCGTGCTAGTTCGGGCGTTTGGGAACGCGACCGGCTAAACATGGTGAAGGGTGAAATCATCAAGGGCGCAGCCAAAGCCAATCCGAGCGATACGGGTAGTTGGGCGCGTTACTTCGCGTGCGTGGCTGAATCATTCGATGGGTTGGTGGTTGGTAGTGCTGATTGGGATCAACACCTATGGGGATTTGGCGCGCCCGATGACGTGTATGACCTAATTGAGGGCAGCGCGATCAACCGGCTGCTCGATCTCAGCATCACCAAGCGCGTAGGCGTTCGACCAGGTGGAAGCACCACCAGGTGGGAAGCGTTCCTGCTCGAGGCTGCTCGGGGCGATGCGGAGGTGGTTGCGTTCTTGAAGCGCTGGGCCGGCTACGCGCTCAGCGGAAGTACCAAGGAACACTGCATTCTGTTCATCCACGGACCAGGTGGAAACGGGAAGAGCGTGTTCGTGGACACCATTCGCTATGCATGGGGCGAGTACGCGAAGACGCTGCCGATGGATGCCCTGATGGAGTCGAAGGGCGACCGCCATCCGGCAGAGATCGCCATGCTGAAGGGTGCGCGCCTGGCCATTGCCAATGAAACGCAGGAAGGGCGCAAGTGGGATGACGCCAAACTGAAGCAACTGACCGGCGGCGATGTGGTGGTGGCTCGGCACATGAGGCAGGATTGGTTTGAGTTCACGCCATGCTTCAAGCTGCTGGTGGTGGGGAACCATGCGCCGCAGATTGCGGTGGTTGACGATGCCATGCGAAGGCGGCTGTGCATGGTGCCATTCACCAACAAGCCAGAGAAGCCGGATGGCGACCTGGGAGCGAAATTGAGGGAGGAAGCGGGAGGCGTCCTACGTTGGGCTATGGAGGGCTTTGAGGAATGGGCGACTCTTGGCGGCTTGCGTCCACCGGAATCGATCCTGAAGGCAACGGCGGGCTATCTCGATGATCAGGACACAGTAGGGGCTTGGCTGCAAGACTGCACGATGCGGTTGGAGAGTGGATGGGTAAGCAGCGCACAGATCATGGCGTCATGGAGCCATTGGTGTGCTCAGAACGGCATACATCCAAAGAGCATGAGGCGGCTCGGGCCAGACCTAAAGGCCCGTGGGATCGTTGCAGAGCGTACGAAGCATTCGCGGGGCTTCTCAGGGGTGACACTAGTGACACATGGTGACGCATTGGGTGACACATTATGAAATCGACATTTGGCAATATTCCAACTACAGAACGTGGACTTATTAGATTGGTGACACTTATGACGCTTCTTTCTGACATAGCACGCACGCGCACGCGCGCGCCCGTGGCGACTCGTATGCAAACAAGCGTCACCAAGCGTCACCCGTCACCAACAAAGGCAAGGAGATGAAAGATGAGGACGTGGAAATCGCCGTACGCGGCGCTGGTGTCAGAAGTACGTGGCAAGCGATTGGGCTATGGCGGCAGTTGGACGAGGTTGAGCCTGAAGCTCAGGCAGAACAACCCACTGTGCCAACGGTGCGGGATAGCACCGAGCGACGAAGTGCATCACATCGTGCCACTGGAGATCAACCCTGCTCTCAAGATGGACCCAAGGAATCTGATGGCAGTTTGCCGTGCGTGCCACGAACACCTCGAAAAAGGAAACGTAAAGAAAGTGAGCCAATAAAAATCGAGCCCCCCCCCTTGGGTAGGGGGGGTACCCCCGTCCGTTGGGCACCGCCTTGTGGGAGCATCGGCACGCAGGAAGATCAGGGGGCTGCAAGTATTCAACCCGTAGACAGCGCTATGGACCGATCGGATGGGTACGCCCGGGGCGTGATTGCCGGGACCGTGCCGGCGCCGAAGCGGATCAAGGCGGCCTGCGCCCGTTACCTGGCAGAGCGCGACGCACCAGGTGAACACGGCATCGCGTGGGACGGCACGCAGTTGGACGCGTTCGTGAGCCGCGCTCAGGTCATGGGCATGAAGCTCCTGCCCTGGCAGGTCCACGTCTGCGCGGTGCTGTTGGCGCGCCGGCGCGCTGACGATGGCACTCCCGCTACGCGCTACGCGCTCTGGTCTGTGGCCCGTGGAGCCGGCAAGACGGGGCTGGTAGTAGCGCTGCTCGAGTGGCTGCTGTCGACCGGCGAAGACATGGAACTGTGCGCGGTGGCAACCAACCAGATGAAAGCCAACATCATCCACGGGCGCATAGCCAAGATGCACAACGGCGAGGACCGGTGGCGCTCGGTGGGTGGTGGTGCTTCGACTACCTCCGGTTTGATCCAACACAAGAAGGCTGTATTCAATGCGTTCCCGTCGACCGATCAAAGTATGGACGGCCTGGTCCCCCGGCTTCTGATCGCGGATGAGGCCAGTCGCATGGACGCGGCAATCCTGCGCGGGATGTCATCGGTCACCAAGTCACCGACGGGTCAGATGCTGTTCATCACCACGCCCGATCGCGATCAGAAGTCGCGGGAACTCTGGCCGTACTGGCAAGCGTGCGAACTCGCGATTGACCAGGGGACGCCGCTGCCTGAAGGGTGGTGGGCGATGCTCTGGGGCATGGACACCGATGACGTGCCGGACTCTGACCTGGCGGTGCAGCACGCGAACCCGAGCGCCGGTGTACTTGGCGCTGGCATCCGCGTCATCCGTGACAAGATCGCGAACGCACTGGCGACCGCAGACCCCAAGGCACGCGAGGAAACGTGGCTGCAGGAACTCGCTACGTTCACGGATGACCTCGCCGGCGCGCTCCCGCTCGAGCTACTAGACCGTGTTTCGGTGGAGGAAGACTGGGATATGTTGCAAGGCGCAGCCGGTGTGGTGGCTGTGGACTTCAGCCAGGGCGGTTTCGCGTTCGGTTCACAGTGCGATCTTACTTCGCTGTGCCTCGCGGTGTGGGATGGGACGAAGGTGCACACGCGTGGGTATCACTGGTGGGCCGGCGCTGATATCGCCTTCGATGAGAAGAGAACGCGCCAACCACTGCAGAAATGGGTGGATGATCACGCACTTTCGCTGGCTGGTGGGCCGACAATCGACCTCGATCTGGTCGAAGCAAGGCTTGTAGACATCTGTCGGACGTACGACGTGCGCGCTTTTGTCGCCGATCCGGTCGGTAAAGCGAGCGCCTGGGCTGCCCAAATGGAGCGGAAACACGGGTGGAAATGGCACAAAGCACCGCAGACAATCGTCTGGATGGGTGGTGGTTGGGCCGTTTGGAGCGATTGGATCCGCGCCGAACGCATCCGATGCAAGCCGGACCCAGTGCTGCGAGCGTGCCTGGCGTCCGCTCGGCTCTATGTCGGACTCACTGGACTGGCCATGCCGGTGAAGCAGAAGAGCACGAGCAACATCGACGCGCTCACTGCACAGGTCATGGCGGCGCGAGTTTTGAACGATCTGCAGATCATGGGAGGCAGCATGTACGAGACTCAGCCGGGCTTCTGATTACTGCGCGTATGTACGCCGCATACACAATCTGAGATAGTGTCTACACGCCGTTGACGCGGTGTATGCGCGCACCATTGCATTCTGTAAATGTCATGGTGTAGTGGTTGAATGGGATCATGGTTGGGTAAATTCTTCCGCCGGCCGATCGCGCAAACGATCATCAGCTACACACCGCTGACGTTTACGACGGTATCCGCTGATCTACTCGGCGTCCCCGCCATCGTGCGTGCCGTGAATCTGATCAGCACCGATTCAGCGCGGTTGGATCTCACTGTTACGCGTCGCGACGGGTCCGTAGTTGAGGACTCGCCTGCGGTCGATCTGCTCTACGGGAACACCGCTTCCTTCCTGAGTGGATACGAAATGCGTAAGTGGCTGGCGACGTCGGCTCTCTACTTCGGCAATGGCTACCTGCTCATCCGGCGCGATCTCCGCACCGGCGATCCGGTGGCTTTGGATCCGGTTGACCCGTCTGCCGTCAGCGTTGAGATTAAGGGGTCAGAAGCCCGTTACATCGTCAACAATTCGGTGGTGGATGACTCAAGTCTGATCCATGTGAGGGCCTCGACGGACCCTCGCAGTCCATGGCTCGGGGTGTCTCCGATTGACCAGTGCTCTCGCGTGCTTGGGACTCAAGCCATTCTGGACCAAGCGATCGAGGAACTGGCCAAATCCGGCTTTGTCGGAAAGCTCGCGATCGAGCACCCCGGGCCGCTGACTGCTACGGCGCGCGATTCGATGCGTACCAAGTGGGCAGAGCAACACAGTGGCGCAGACAAACTTGGCTTCCCGGCGTTCTTCGGCGAAGGCATGAAGGCATCGCAGATGGCTGCGGACGCTGCCGCTCGTTTGATGGACGCCAAGCGCATGGGCGTTGAAGAGGTGGCGCGCGCATTCGGCGTGCCTCCGCAACTGCTGTACCAGGGTGAAGGGCGCTCACAACCCGAGATCGCACAGGCGTACGTCACCCATTGCCTGGCTCCGTTCTGCGCCGGCATCGATGCGGAACTGTCTCGCAAACTGCTCCCACCAGGTGAGCGCATGAAGACTGATCTCGTTCCGATCACACAGGGCGACTTCCGCACGGCCGGCAAGGCGTACGCAGCGCTCATTCAAGTCGGTGCCCTGGCTCCTAACGACGCTCGCGTGCGGCTCGGGTTGCCGAGGATCGCAGGCCTTGACGATCCGGCGCCGGTGATCTCCGGCATCACACCCGCTGCGAATCTCGCAGACGCAGACGAAGGGGACCCACCATATGAGTGATTTAGAAACACGCCAGGCATCCATCGGTGCTGTTGAAGGCAAGACCATCACCGGCTACGCCGCTCTTTACAACTCATGGAGCAAGCCGCTCATGGGTGCGAAGGGCACATTCACCGAGCGCATCGCGCCTGGTGCGTTTGACGCATCGATCGCAGCCGGTGCCTCGCTGTGGTTCATGCACGATTCGAAGCAGATTCTTGCCAACACCAAGAGCGGCACGCTGGCTCTTGAATCAGACGCGCAAGGTCTGAAATACACCGCCACGCTCGGCGATTCGCAACGCGACGCAGACGTTCTCGACCTGGTTAAGCGCGGCGTAGTCAGCGAAATGTCGTTTGGATTCTCAGTTCCACCAGGTGGGGATTCGTGGGCCGGTGAGAAGCGCACGCTCAATTCAGTCAATCTTAGAGAAATTTCACTAGTCGAAGTGGGTGCCTACAACGCCACTACTTCATTCGTCAGATCACAAGAAACGCCAGTCATCACAAAGGTAATCAAGTCAATGAACATCCGCACCATGAATGCAAAGCTCGCAGACCTGCGCGCACAGAACGTCGAAGGCACTGAAGTAGAGAACCGCGCCGAGATCGTCGCACAGATCGAGGAGATCACCGAGGCGCGCAACGCCGCGATGGCTGCCGCTGATGGCATCCGCGAGGCTGCGACCCCAATCCAGCGCACGATGGACCGGCGCGACGCTGGCGAAGAGTGGCGCGCCTCGCCCGAGTACCGCGACCAGTGGCTGAGCTACTTGCGCGGCGGCCGTATGCCGGAACAACGTGCAGCGATGACCACCGCCAACCCTGCGACCAACTCCGTGGCAATTCCTAAGCTGTATACCGAAGCGATGCAGCACTACGCAGACCTGGCAACAGTCGTCCGCGGCCTGGTGGACTACAAGACCGGCGTGCAGGGCTACCAGACCCTCCGCTACAACGCGCTATTCAGCACCGACGCCATCGCCAATGCGTGGACCGTTTCCGACAATGGCACACAAGCAAGCTTCGAGATCAATCCGGTCTTCGCCGAAGTTCCACTGGCACCGGCTGCGTGCTTGCCATACACCACCGTTTCCAAGCAGCTGCTCTTGCAGAGCAACTTCGATATCGAATCCGAGGTCGTGGACAACTTGAATCGGCAGTTCGTCCGTAATGCGGAGTGGGGCCTGGTAGCTGGTGGTGGTTCAACCGGTACGTCTGGTTCCACGCTCAATCAGCCAACTGGCATCTTCACCGTGAACACGGGCTGCACCATCAACGCTGTGACAAGTGCCGGCACAACTCGTGCTGCTGCTCTGACTGCAGGCTGCACTGTGGCGAACCTGATCGCGATGCGATACACGAGTCTTCCTGCAAGCTACTGGGGATCTTCTTCGTGGCTCATGTCGCAAGACGCGTACGCGAAGATCGCCGGTTTAACGATTAATTCAGTTCCCGTGATGGTCCCATCAGCCGATGCCGCGGGCCAAGCCGGGGCCGGCTTCACATTGCTAGGTTTGCCAGTGTACGTAAGTGAGTTCACTGGTCCGACGCACGTCACCACCGCAACCACCGGCAAGAACGTCGTCCTGTCGCTCGGCAACCACAACGAGGGCTACAGCGCTCGCGAGTGGGCCGGCGCAACCATCGTGCGCGATGAACTGAGTCTGGCGGCATCCGCCCAGGTGAAGTTCCAAGGCACGATGTTCATGAACGGCAACTTCACCCGCGCGAAGGCCATCGTGCAGTGCCAAGTCACTAACGCCTAATCATCCTCTCAAGCAGTTGCGGGGTGGGGTTTCGACCTCACCCCGCAATAGCGAGGTGCCATGTCGATACCCACTACCCAACCCGGACTGGCTGACGTGCGTGCTTGGTTGAAGCGCACGCACAACGAGGACGATCCAGCCATATCGGCTTCGCTCACGGCATCTTTGTCGGCGTGGATGGCCGCGACCGCCAAGGAATTGAAAGACATCACGGACGAAGAATGGCTTGCCATTCGGCTCCAAGTCGGGCATATCGAATCATTCCGTGGCGATGACGCCGTAACCCCGGAGCCTCACCCGTTCATCCAGACCATTCGGCGGATGCACGGAACACAATCGATCGGATGATCCATGGCCGGCTGTGGATTCTGGCGCGAAGTGTTCACCGTGCAAACGTCTACCCAGACGGTCGATGACCTTGGGCAGGCTGATTTGGCGTGGTTGACGGTGGGCACTGTGCGCGGAATCATCAAGCCGACGCAGCGGGAAGTAGTGGACGATCTCGGCGTGTCGATCCGTACTGACCTAGACATTGAGACGGCCTGGTCCCCGATCCTCGATGCGCGTAGCCGGCTGATCCTGAATGGCACGGCTTACAACGTCTCAAGCGTGGTGGACCCGGACAGTGGGCGCAAGAAGCGACTGCGAGTGATCGCGACCGAGGTGACGCAATGAGGCAACACGATCGCGATATGACCGTGATGGCGCGACCGTACCGACGGCCGGCGGTCAATTCGGGCGCGACGCAGATGCACTTGCAGGTCGACAACTCGACGGTAGCCCAAGCACTTGGCCGGCTGAGCGCGGAACTGAATGAGAAGGCGCGCCGCACGGGCATCCGCAGGGCGCTACGTCCGTTCGTAACGGAGTTGCGCGGCGTAGTCGGCACTGGACCCTATCGCGGCAAGAACCTCCACCGGAAGGCAATGGCGAGCGCCACGGGCATCGTGATCAAGCGTGGCGGCGCTGGACCGCAAGCCAAACTGATCGCGCAGCTGGGCGTGCGCTACGGCAAGAAGGGCGGCAAGGCTGCGCGGGGCCGGCAGGGCGTGTTCCATTTGCTCGAGCAGGGATACAGGCATGGCGGCAAAGGATCACAGAAGTACACGAACTCCGCGAACCCGTCACCAGGCAAGGGCAATACCTGGTCAAAACGCCAGGACCGCGACGCTACAGGGCGCTGGACCTCGCCAAACTTCCGAGCGCCACGGGGTGGCTCGCGACGCATACCTGGCAGTGGTCGGGCGCTGAACTGGGCGCGCTCGGCAATTGGACGGATCACCGACGCGATGGCTCGCGAGGTGCTAGTGGAAGCCAAGAAATTGCTGGGTGGTAAATAGTGTCTATCAGCCTCGCAGCACAGACGCTCTACACCACCATGGTATCCGCCGGGTACGAGGTGTCCGTGGGACTGCGCCGCGCCGGCAACTCCACGCCATGCATTGTCTACGAGGTCACCCAAGTCGATTTTGACGTGGCGATGCCTGGCAAAGTGATTCCGCACTACACGATGCAAGTCACCGCCGATTGCGTGGCGGATACCGCACTGCAGGCGTGGACAGTAGTGGACGATTTGCTTTCGGTGTTCACCGGCAACGTGGACAACACCGTAGACGACATCATGCTGGTGCTAGTGGCCGTGAACGCTTCGGCGCGGACGGAAACGCCAGACGACGGACAAAGTGACGCCGAGCGCGTCGTATCACTCGTAATGACAATTCTTGCAAAGGCATACTAATGGCTCTTATCTCAGGCTACGGCGGCGTAATCCTATTCTCGGGCTTCACGGCATCCACCGGAATCACCATGCAGGTCAAGAGTTTCACGCTCAACATCGAGAAGGATTCGCTTGAAGTGACGGCAATCGGTGACTGGCGCAAGAAGTACGCGCCTGGACGCACCCGGATTTCCGGATCGCTGACGTTGTTCCGCCAAACTTCTACTGCGGATGACGTGTTGCGGGCTCACTTGATGCCGACTTCCTTGGCAAACAGCGTCAACGCCGTCCTAACACTCAAGTACACCGATCAGGGGAACTTCGCGTATTGGAACAGCATGGACGTATCCGGTAGTCCGGTAGCGTGGAACATCCAAGTCACTTCCGCATCGTTCAGCGATGACGGCACCGGCGCTGGCACTTGGGAACTGAGCTGGGAGCAGCAGTGAGCCTCGACCCTTCAAAGGTCATTTCCTCGGCTCCACGCACAGTGGAAATCGTCGGCATCGGGCCGGTGGTGGTCCGGCGTGCGACCCTGGCGGATATCTCATTGGCCGGCGATATGCAGTTCTGGTGGACGCGCTTGTTCACGCTTCCGGATGGCTCGCCGCTGTTTGCACCTGGTGCCGACGTTGGCGCGCTCGATCACGAAGTGGCAAGCGCGCTAATTGACGAGGTGAACCGTCCCCGTTTTACAACGCCGCTACCAAGCGGCTCTACCGAAACGCAAGCCCCGAAATGAGGATGCAAATGGACGCAGGATTGGCGGAGGAACTGACCACCGATGAACGGTGCGAATACCTACTGACGATCATTGCGTCCGCGTTGACTCACAAGCGGCCTTCTGAATTGGTCCCCTGGTTGCGAAAGAAGGGCATGAACCGTGGCAGATAAGAGTATGAAATCAGTCATCTACGCGGAGATGGATACAAGTGGTATCACGCGTGGCGTCGCAAAGACCACTGCGGAACTCGGCAAGCTGAATAAGACGGCCCGAAGTGGCGCGGCTGCTGCTGGGATCACTGCCACGCTACAGATGACGCAGATGGCGTTCCAGGGGATCTCGCAAGTGTTCCAAGGCGTCGAGCGCCGGATGGCGGAATTGAACGGCGCGGCTCTCAAGTATTCAGGCGCAGCGATGGGCGCGCAGAACCTGGCGAACGCTGAGAAGATGAAAGCGGATATCAAGATCGGCGCGGCCGTCACGCCTGGATCGATTCAGACTTCCCAGGCTGCCGGAGATATTGCCGCGGGTGCGGGGGCGCGCGTTGAACGCAATGCGGCCGGCATCAACGCAGGAATGGGAGCGGTTGGTCGAGGGCGTGCAAATTTGGGCGCGACTAGCGATATGTTGCTTGAGATGGGCGGGACGTGGTTTTCTGGGATTGAGAAACTATTCAGCGGTGATATTCGAGGCGCTATGGACACTCGATCTCAACTGCTGGGGCAAGTCGATGAACTATCGAACGCTCAGAACTACGCATACCAAGCACCAACACCTGGACGCGGCATGGCTGGCTCGGAAGAGTATCTGCGGCAGATCGCTGGCAGCCTGAAATCGGGGGCACAGTAATGGGCTACGGAATTATCGAAGTGAAAGACTCCCGCCAGTGGAACTTCGAGAACGTCGATGAAACCACGCTGACGGCGGTCTACTTGGCATACTGGGAGCCGGACACTATTGGCCAGGCATACCCGGGCGACGGGTTGGTACTGACCCAGACCGGGATGCCGATGGTGCAGACTAGGCCGGCAGCTGCAATTCACACCGCCGCACCGGCAGCCATGAATAACTTCATTGCATCGATGGTCTGCCGTTCGGTGAACGCAGTGCCCGAAGTGTCTGTCCCTTACACCTGGCGAGTGACCGCGGTGTATTCCACCATGCTTCCGGTAGACCCCACTAAGCAGGGCTATGGCGCAAAGCAGACGATGGCGGTTAGTGGCCGGCAATACGCCGAGTACCGAAGGTCCACTTCCGCAGCAGCTTTAACCCTGCCGGCAGATGGCGCTGCTGCATGGCCACCAGCGGCTGATATTGGCGGAACAAAAATTGATCTGAACGGAATGCCTCGCGTGAAGGAACTTCCGCAGATCACCCGGCAGCTGGAGTACAAGTGGGACCGCACCCCGCTCATCAGCACTACGACGCCAGATGATCCGGATTTTCAAGTGTTCTACGACTCTATCAACAAGCGTAACAGCGTCGCGTTCATGGATGCGTCAATCGGGACCATGCTTTATAAAGGCTTCTCGGCTTCGCTCGACCGCGAGATCTGGCGAATCGTTCACACTTGGATCTTTGACTCGTACTACCACGTCGAGCAGATGCCGGTACCAAATCCGACTGGACAGCCGATCCTTTTGCCTGGTGTGACTGTTGCTGGACTACAGATCAATCAATGCGAGAAGGTGGGGTGGTATCAGCCGTACCCACTCACCAGAGATTTCATGGATGACTTCCTACCGGCGACCATTGAAGCCGATCTGATCAAGGCGTACCCGCCGATGCTCTTCTAATGTCCTACTCGCAACCACTGTTCCACGGCGGTATGTACGGCAAAGCAAATGCCGTGGTGTGCAATGGTTGGCA